ATTTTATTTCTGATTTACCTTTGAGAAGATTCTATAAGAATACTTGCCCTTGGAAGTACAAAGGATTAGAATGTAAATATCCTTCTGGCGGTACAGGACTTATAGCTAATACAGCCCCTCCAACTTCTTCTAACGGCATGTTTACTGTTAATAATGTTCCTACAGCAGATTCTAAATTAGATATTTGTTCTAAGAGTATAGTGGCGTGCAAGCTAAGAAATAATACTCAAAACTTTGGAGGGTTCCCTGCTACAGATGACAAAGTATAAAGATTTAGTAGAGTCAATGGGTAAATATGCCCAATCAGAGTACCCCTTAGAAGCTTGCGGGCTAATAACAAAAGAATTTAAGTTTATACCTAGTAAAAATCTAAGTAATCAACCTAGAACTAGCTTTATGATAGACCCCTTACTGATGCTAGAGTACGACGGTGATATATGGGGGATATTCCATTCTCATCCTGATAGCAGGCATCAAGAACCTAGCGAAGCAGATATGAAGCATAGTATACTTCTATCTGAATTAAAATTTATCTTAGGCAATCAAGATAAGTTTTACATTTACTGGTATGATAAAGAAAATAAAATAAAAAGGTCAGAGATGTTTAATGAAAACCATTGTCAACATAACTAAGTCTTTACAGCCCTCAATACCTCATGAGAGTTTAGAGATTTTAGCTAATGATTATTATGATATCTTTTCTTTTCTTAGAGAGCAGTTTCCTAAGTTTAGAGAGCTGGTATCTATAAATAAAACTAAACATAGTTCTTTTGAAGACTTCTGCCTTATACAAAATAAAAAAGTAATCGAAGTATCCAAACTAAGAAATAAAATAAGATCCGATAGTCCTATCTATTTAGTTCCTATAGTTTTTGGAGGGGCTCCAACTTATGGTACTAGGTCTAGCTCCTACTATAACGATTTAAAAGCTAGTTTTATGTACCCTCTTTTCGGGCTTTCTACAGCCAGTTATGAGCAGATGGACCTAGAAGGCCTACACAAGAGAGTAATAGATTCTTCCTTGTTCGGGAGAGCAGAAAATGTATATGACGTAGGTGTTAGAGAGTCTAATGATATATTTAAAGGTCTACAGCTTACTAACAGCTCTAAAAACTTTGTACCTTTAGTATACGGAGAAATTAGAGTAGCTGGTAATATCATTAATTCTAGGGTTACAAACTACAGGGCACACCCAGATTTATTTAGAGTTACTGATGTTGTAAACACAGATAGAAACGAGGTAGCTCTACCTATACAGTACGCTTATGCTGACTACGTAGATATCGATTACTTTGACCCTTAGGAGACTTAAATGGCTATAACACTTAGAGGAGTAAAAGGCTCTTCCCTTACACATCCTGAGCTAGATACTAATTTTACCGATCTAGTTTCTAATGACTATAATACTTACAATACTTTAAAGGTAACTCAAGATGCTAATGATTATAGTACATACACTACTTTAACTGCTAACATATATAATACTTTTGCTTATTTAAATGCTAATTCTTCTGGTGTGGGGGGCGGTACTTTAGCAAACGACTATAATACTTATATCAGTGCTATGTCTAATGACTACAGCACCTATGTAGCTCTTTCAGGGCTTATCAACACTGTTAGTGGTAATGTAACCGCTGCCTATGCAAATGATTACAATACTTATACTACTATTGACGCTAATGTGTATAATACTTATGAAGCTTTAGAATCAAATACTTATGATACTTATAACAATCTATATGTTATGGTAACAGGCTACTCATATAATTCTAACGGCAACGGTATTCCTACTATTACTTCTAATACAAACATTAATTTAATAGCTCAAGGGGCCGTAGCTATAACTTCTCCTGCTGTACTAAGACTCCCTAGAATGAACACTAGCATTAGAAATGCGGCTTCGGCTCAAGCAGGTGATATGGTATTTAATACCGACAGTGAGACTTTTCAAGGCTACACATCAGACAGTGACGGATTAGGGAACCCTGGATGGGTTGACCTACATTAAGGATTGAGAAACAAGTGGAAAAAGAAGTTGTTATCGCCTTGCGGGGCTCAGATCTAAAAGAAGAGATGATAGACTCTTTAAGTAGAGATACTACACATGACAGCTCAGTAGATTCTTCTATAGTTCCTGATAGAGCTGTGCATATTGAGAATCAAAGACCTAGCAGTAAAAAACTATTTACTGCTACCTTAACAGAAGAAGAAGTATCTCAGCTGCGTCAAGACGGTAGAGTTGAAGCTATAAATAGTGTTCCTGTATGGGATAACTCTTGGACAGATAATTTTCATTATGGAATGGGTAAATCTGGAGACTCGCCTTCTACCCCTACATCTTTTAGCCGAGTGCGTACTACTTTAGGAGGCGGGACTAGTTGGGGTATAAGAAGATTGGCTAGTAGAGATAATCCGTGGTTTAGTCTGAATACTAATTATACTCAATCTACAGATTTAACTTCTAATTTAACTTTCACAGCAGACGGCACAGGAGTAGATTATATAAATCACGAAGGTGGCTTAGTCAGTAATCCTACCGATCCTCAGTGGTTTAGTTGTAGAGACTCATCTATTAACAGGTATAAGCAGTTTCAGTGGAACACACTACCAAATTGTAGCGGTATTCAAACTATCACCTATACTGCCTCTGCTAACTGGTCGGACCACGCTACTGCTGTTTGTGCATTTGCTACGAGTCAGTATTATGGTGTAGCCAGAAATGCAAATATTTATTCTTTTCCTATCAATCTTATAACATCAAGCTATTGGTTTGACGCTATCAAAGAGTTTCATAGGGCTAAAGCTGTAGATCCTATTACAGGATTTAAAGCTCCCACAGTAGTAAATGCTAGTTGGGGAACTCCTATATACTTAAACTACTGGGACGGGACTAATGATGTTAATGTTATACAAAGTTTAAACTTTAGAGGAAGCACCATATCAGGGACTAGCAAAGCTGATTTTTCAGATGTATACAAGTATGCTTTAGGTCATTGGCAGGGGGGTTCGATTAATAGAAGATATATAGCCGATCTTTTTCCTACTATGAAAGTAGAAGTGCAGGAGATGATTGATGAAGGGATTATATTTATTTCTTCTGCAGGCAATAACGGACAACTTATTGATGCTCCAACAGGCTTAGACTGGAATAATACTGTAACTACTAACTCACAGGCTGTAGAGCCGAGCCAGAGGCAGCAAACCTATTACTATTGCAGAGGTTCAAGTAATACTTCTAATGATAGCATAGAAGTAGGAGCAGTATGGAACGAGCTGCACCCTGACCTTAGTTATGCAGGCACTAAAGAACATGTTACTTACTATTCTTGTAAAGGGGAAGGGGTTCATATTTATGCTCCTGGATCTTTAGGCTTTACTGGGTGGGATGGGGCTTCAGCAAATGTAGCAGAAGATAGTTTTGGCGATGGTACTTCTTACGCCGCCCCTCTAGTCTCAGGAACAGTATGTCAGTTAGTACAGCTTTCCCCTGGTATGTCATGTAAAAGAGTGAAAGAGTGGCTAGTAAATAATGGCACACAAAATGCTCTTTTTGATAATAATCACTCTGAAGCTAACACAGAAATCAGGTGGTCAGATGAAAAATCTTTATTTAGTGGTAACAATGTTGTAGCCTACAACCCCTTTTTAATAGCCCAAGATAACGATGTATTCACAAACCTATACAATATATCTAATAACGCTGTAGAAATAGTAGCTACTTAAGGAATATAAATGACTTTAGACCCTAAACCATATGTAGATTTAAGCTATGGTCAATCAACCAGAGCTAATAGAGATTTAACTAAGTATACAACTGATATTTTGTATACCCAAATAGGCTTGTCAGAAGGGCCAGTATATAGGATAAATCCTAATGGTCCTCAAGATGTAAGAATTGGTAATAAGTTTATTGACGACTTAATAAATGAATTTAATGAGCCCGATCCTAATGTGTTTCAGTATAAAAGCTCTCCAGGACTAGTAAACCAAACCCCTTTATGGCCTTTTGGAACTGCTGTTAGTAATCCTATACGTTTTTCTAGCCCCGTTAAGCTATTAGCAGGTCAAATAAATGGTAATCCTACTGACCTGCCTGAATCTAATGTTTTATTTTTTCCCACTACTGCTGAAAATACTTCTATACCTATTAACACTATTGTATGTAAATTTAACGTAGAAAGATTGTATAGAGCTCCTTTAGATAATGAGAGCGTAGAAGGTAACCAACCACAAAGACTTGACTTACGTATAATAGTACATCCACGAGACGAAACTACTAATATTGACGACTATATAGCCTTAGTACAGAGAACTTATAGTCAGGTTATTGAAAGTACTACTACTATTGATATCCCTATAAGTATACCTGACTCTGATTTATCCTCTGATGGCTATAGAATATCAGTATTTAAAGCTTCTGATGACTCTAACACTACAGCTATCGCTTCAGATGTTTCTTTTGTCGGTTTTGACGAGGTTAAGAGTGAAAACTTTGCGTATCCTAGAACTGCTACTATAGGATATGCTTTAAAGGCTACCGAGTTTAGGTCAGACATACCTTCTTATTCTACTATGGTAAAAGGGATTATATGTAAAGTACCTAATAATTATAACCAACCCACTTTAGACTCAGGGGAGGTTGATTGGAGAGAATTAGAAGTAGACGATCCTACGCAATATGGCTACTTACTACAAGACACCTCTTCAGGCAGTATAGCTCTTAATCCTGTAATTTATAAAGGTGTATGGAATGGAGGATTTAAATGGGACTGGACCCAAAATCCTATTTGGATTTTATATGATTTACTAACTAGTACTACTCACGGATTAGGGTTACCCCCTTCAAGTATTGATAAATTTAGTTTTTATCGAGCTGCT